CACAGCGAACCCATCATCCACGGCATCCAGTGCGTCCAGCAGCTCACTGGCAATACCAAACTGCGCCAGATCATCGCGACCACCCTGGTTGCCTGCCGATGCAGACACCCACTGGCGGGCGGCCTCTCTTAGTTTTTTGCCCGGCCTCCCGCCAGCGCCTCAAAATACCCGCTCATAATGGCATTGCGGGCATAGACAATCTGAAACAGCTGACCGGCAATCTCATCGGAATAGGCCAATGTCTGACCATCCTCATCCGCCAGACCATCGATACCCAGCACCACTTGCCTTAAAAACGCAGCATCACCCGATGCCGCCAGCAGATCATCCAACTCAGCCTGTGGCAGCAATTCGTACTCGCAGGTGATTTTTGACGGACGGCTGCCACCGCCGTCCTGGGGAACCTGTATCGTCACCGGCCACTTCACGGTGCGCTTATTTACCAACTTAAACATGACCACTCCTTACATCACTGTGATTGTGAATTCATCATTACCGCTTACCGGTAACAGCCGCATACTCATATCCAGATTTGAAATGCCATTCTGGTCTGAATATTTTGGCGATGTCAGCTGCACACTGGCGGCATCGATTTTTACCTGATTGGTAGCCGGACCATGCGTGATGGTCACAGTCCCCGTTGTCGCGGCGGAGGCGATCGCAAAAAAATCCTTGGTCCCCACCAGCGGTGCCTCAATACTCACGCTACCCGCCGGTTGACGATTGGTAACGATCACGGACTCAGATCCCACCAGCTGGCGATGCGTCACCTCGTTAGCCACATCCACATCCATCGACTGCAACACCCCGGCAAAACCATGCAGCGCGAAGCCCGTGGTATTGGTGGTGTTCACCGTGACCGGTTTCTGCCAGGCAGAGAGCGTCACGGTAGGCAATGGGGCATCGGCCACCGGTACATACAGACCGGTAAACTTAAAGGCATAAACCGGAATCTCATTCGCCGCCAGCTTCATGCTGACAGAACCGCGCGCGCCCAGCACTTTATGCAACACGCCATCCAGGTAGTAGTAGAGCGTCAACGACTCCTCACCGCCAGAGACCGGCGCATACACCACACTGACCCCGGCATTAACGGTCTCACTCATCGCGCAACCGCGCAGAATCGTACCGTAGGCCGGGGCCGTACCTGCCGCGCCCGAGCCCGCCATCTCCACCTCAAACTCCAGCATGGCGCTAATCGCCCCCGGCAGCTGCTCATTACTGCCAAAGTAGGGCCGCACCAGCGTACGGTCCGCCATCTGCGTCTCCATCGGCGTCAGCGACACATTACGCACCAGCACCGCATTGTCCGCCCCGGTGGGTACCGCATCCGTGCCATACACGGTTTCGATCACGGCCAACAGGGCCGTTCTTCTCGACTTCAATGCCATTACTCATCCCCCTCAGTCTGTTCTACCTCAACCTGCACGTCGGCATCGCGTGCCCGGTTACCCTCCGGGTGCTCACGTGTCGGGGCCTCCACCTGTACACGCTTACCCCGTTTAATCTCATACCGGCCCCCTTCAGCGGGGTTCTCCTGATGCTTCATCACGCACTCCTCATGTAATAGGCTGTTTGGAACTCGTCCTGCCACCACAACACCTGGTCATCCAGTGAAATCAACCGGCCACGTGAAAACGTCGCAGGGTCATACTCATTGCCGGGCGACCACCCCAATAGCGCGTCACGAATCTGCTGACGGATCACAGCCAAATCATCCTGCGCCTCATCACCGCGCGTATCCCTCAAATTACGCACCACCATCACAATACCCACCGTGGACGACACCCGCTGAGAGACCACGCCCACCGTCTCGTTGTCCTGCGCAGACTCGGATACAGGGATCACCCACGCGGACGGGGTTGGCACATGTCCGCCTTTGATGGCAGAGAGATCCGCGGCCGCACCCACCTTGCGCAGATCACCCGCCGCCTCTCTCAACCGCGCCACCCACGGCGTCAGCAACAACATCAACTCACCCCGCCAATTAATTGTTCAATGTGTTGACGGGTGATGTTCAACACCTCGTCCTTGTCATCCTTGCTCAACCCCAAAAACGGCCGGGCCGGAATATCATTCCACGGAATAGGGAACCCCTTCTTGGTGCCCGCATAGCGGCGAAAATCTTTTTCGCCATAGTTGCGGTACCTGGAGACCTGGCTATATCGGCCAAACGCCCCCTTCTTGGCACCGAACTGCTGCACGGCCGCGTAAACCATATTGGTACCCACCGACACATCATCGCTGTTAACGCGGTATGTGATCGAATTCCGTAGGTTGCCAAAATCATCCAGAGGTTTATTTTTTCCAGGATGGGTGCGGCGTGATAACGTCAGCGCTGAAATAGGCGCCCATGCAGCCCCATCGGGGGCCGTTGACGTGCGGAACCGATGGGCGGTCTCGCTCACAACATACTGACCAATCTCATCCAACATGTTGCGTTTATCAAAATTAATCAGGTTGTTGATGCGCGATAGCACATCTGAATCACCCTGCACAATGATCTCAACACCAGCCATCAGTGCGTACCCCAATCAATACCGGACTTGCCTTTGCCTGCAACAGCAGTGAATGCAGCGGCAGACGAGGTGTCTTGTTCACCCAGGGTATTAACACCTTTCGCCAGACCATTCAGCCACGTGAGCGCATCATCATAGCGACGTGTGACATTTTCGGTTGCACCATCATCCATCAATAGATAACGCACAACGTCACCCGCAAACCGCTTCAATGGGCTGCTATCGATGACCACTTGTGACAGCGGCAGCGAATAGCCCGCCGCTTTCAGTTTGCTATCGATAATCGATTCAGCATCAGCGATCGCCTCGGCCAGCACTTCGGTATTGATATCACCCACGCGCTCACGATCGGTGAGCTGGATGAGCTCATCTTCACCATAACGATCGATCAACTGTTGCTCTGTTATGTAGGGCATCACACACCACTCATATTTTTAACGAAGTAATCAAACTGACCAGGCTCCACACCGTCGATGTCTGTTGCTGTAACAGTGACTCGGCGTTTTTCGCGACTGTTTGCCGCATTGACCATCGCAGTGGCCACACCACTGAGTGCAATACTGACAACAGCAGAGGGTAATACCTGCGTATCATTCACCACCACACTCTTTGAGGTCAGACAATCCACCCGATAGCTGACCGATGCCGGTGCCGCAGGCTGGCCTGCATCATCGAAAAATGAAACGGTCAGCGTGCGCGGGGCACCTTCTGGTATCACTGGTGTAGTCATTAGCTCAGCGTAATTTGTAGTTCAAGGTTCCAGGTAGTCCCCGGCGCTTTAACACCCGCCTCCTGGATCTTACGATTCATATTGTCTGCGGCATTACTATTACCATTGGCAACAGTGAATTCACGCCAGTGGAAATTCGCCGCTGCTCCATCGAATACGGCACGCCATGTGATAGTGGCCGCCGCGATTTGTGGATAGGTTGCCTCAACAGCCACATAGGCTGTGTTAGCACCAACCAACCCAGTGTTTGCTTGAGCAACCGGAGCCATCACTGAGGCCGCTGCCGCAGCACCACCACTGCCAGCATATGCTGCGACCAAGGTTATTTGTGTATCACTATCAACGGATAGCACTTCAGCGATTAGATCGTCTGCGTCATAGCGCACGAATCCCGTCGCGTCAACCTCAGTGGTGTATGACGTGCCTGTGCCGGTGACCACAGCAGAGCCATTGGTGATGGCGCTGGTACCCGCTAGAGCAGACAGCACACCGTCGCCAACCCCAAGGAAGGCATTCGCGTTACCAAAATTCGTTGCGGCGTTGCCTGCAATCAGATTCAGAATGGCAGTGATGCCCTCAGACAGCAGCCGGTTAAACGGGATCTCTTGAATCTCATCGGGCGCACATGACAGGTCACCGTCATGATAACGCGTGCACAGTTCTTCAGAGCTAACCCCATCACGAGGGTTGAATTTTTTAATGATCCAATGTGCGGTCATCTTGCCTTTTTCAGTAACGTGCATACATAGCTCCTAGTGCAAATCGAATGTCATACTGCGCCCTGCCGACATACTCATCGACATAGACCGCCCTTTTAATGTGAATGTGATTTTTGCAACCCTTGAAACAGAGTCGTATTGAAAAATAACGTCCGTGCCACCAGCCTGTTCGATCACGCTCACCCACGCACCGATTTGTGATAGTGCATCGGTACCGGTTGCTGTATCAGCAATGGAAATACTGGT